CCTTTCTACAATAAGCCAATACGCGGCTAACTTCGCCATTCAGTCAAAGACACGAAACGATGCGAAAGACAAAGTTTTTGGGGATATTATTATTCGGGCTTGGAAAAAGATGCACCCACTTTGGAAACCAAAATCCACAGGAAACGCAAACCCAAAGACAGAACTTGTTTTCGATATGCCCTCATCCAAAAAGGAGGAGCTTGGCGGGGAAACGGGCGACTATTTAGGCTCTCGTATTTATTACGAATCAGCATCCAACGCAGCCCTCGACGGTTCGCGAAACACGTTTGTTTATCACGATGAGATTGCAAAACCCGAAACGGGTGTTGACCCTGAGAAAAGGTGGTACATTTCAAGACCTACTTTAGAGGACGGCGCAAACATTATAGGTAAAGCAATACTGACAACAACAGTAGACGACGACCAAACCGAAAAGGCAGCGGCAGAAGCTACTAGAAGTTTGTTCGATAAATCAGACCCAAACGAATTAGACCCATTTCTAAAAAGTACAAAGAGTGGTCTTATTCGGTATTTTAACCCAGCTTGGTACGGGTTTAGAGGCTCGCACGAAGGGCAAGCTTTTATTGATAAGTGGGGGTACTCACAAATTGAGTTTACCAAAAAGTATCACGAGGCTAAAATGTCTAGGTTAACGGGAAACGACTTAATATCTTATAGAAGGAAGTTTCCTCAAGATGAGTCTGATATATTTTTAGCAGACACAAACTCTTCGCCACTTGACCTTAAAAACATTTACGACCAATACGAATTTAACGAAAACGGTGGGGCAGACCACCTAAGACGCGGGGACTTTTACAGAGAGGGAGGTCACGACGAGGGTATCGTTAAGTTTAAATCACACGGAAACGGAAGGTGGCTTATTAGCGAGTTGTCGAGGTTAGAAGACCAAAACGCTTATGTGTTTAGAAACGGTCAGATGACCCCCGCAAGGGACGAGTTTAGAATTGGCGTTGACCCAATCGACACGGGAGAAACGGTAGATAAAGACGGCTCTAACGCTGCTGCTTTAGTTAGCGGTGCAAACGGAACAGAGTGGTGCGCCTTGTACTTACACAGACCTCCAAAGCCTGAGATATTTTACGAAGATATGATTATGGCTGCTGAGTTTTATTCCGCGCCGATTCTAATTGAAAGAAACAAAGTAGGGTGTGTTAACCACTTCGTCGACAGGGGGCGTTCGGGCTACTTACTTCACGACCCATTAGAAACCGACATAAAAAGAAGACTCAAAGCTTTTGGTTTTTACATGAAGGACGAAACAAAACGAAGAGAGCTTGTGAACATACTCATAAGCCACGTTTACGACTTTATAGGAAGAAGGGCTGATGGTTTTGGGGTTTGTCCCTTTAATGAACTTTTGGACGATTGGACTAAGTTTGAACCTTCAAAGAAGTGGACAAAGAATGACTTGTCGGTTGCCTCGATGTTAAGCTTGGCTGCTTGGCGCAATCCTATAAACAAAGTTTCGCACAGGCACATAAAAAGGTTGTTGCCAAAGTTTGATAACTCAGGGAAAATAAGTAGAAGAATATGATTTGGGAAAACTTCAATAATTGGCAAAAAAGACTTTGGTACGTCCCCGAAGATGTGGCGCAAAAGGTTGGTAGTGTAAAAACGGGAAAAAACGTAGCAATACTTGAACACAAGGGGGAAAAAATAGACTTAGGCTACGCGGTAGCTAAATCATCCGACTTAATGGCAAAGGTGCATCAAGGAAAGGGTGGCTTGGAATGTGAGTGGGCTTTTAATCGCGGCGTTTATAGTATAGATTGCAAAATACAAGAACCGATAATAAGCGGTCTTTGGCACGCACCACTATGGTTTATAAGTGAAAGCAAAAACGAAATAATGCCCGAAATAGACGTTTGCGAGGCTTACTATGGTGTAAAAAAGAACCACGCAGATATTTTCCGCGCACTAGGGATTCCGAGTAATTGGTGGATAAAAACAAGGCGAATGGAATCCAACCTACACTTTGGAAAGGTTTACAAATCAAAGCACCACCACAAAGAGGGAAATATAAATCACGGCTCAAAGGACTTCACAGATTGGGTAACTTACAAAATGGTTTGGGACAGGGACGTGGAGATTTTTTACAACGACAAAAGGGTGCGGGTTTTTAAAAACTTTCGCTCTCCCGCAAACCTCATCCCGATAATTTCAGCGTCGAACGGAAAAATAATTGCAACAAATTTTTCGTATTCAAGTTTTTAGTTTACTTTTGTCAACCTTTTGCGGTAAACTCTCGTTGCCGTTTTAAATACGAGAGGTGAATTTTCAAATTACAACAAAATGAAAGACAAAGAACAAAACATCAAAAAACAACAAGGCAATGGAGTTTTACCGTGTGTTAGCGGTAGTATTAATGTGCATAAAAGAACAAGATTGAATCAGCGACAAGTACAGTCAAATTCTTGTTTTTTCAATGTTGACGAAGATATAATTGTAATAGTTGACCGTGAAAAAATAATATTTAAAAAGCCAACAATAGATTATATGGGCAAAACAATAAAACCAAAAGCCTTGTCAAGTGGGTGGGTTACATTTTCGATTGTAGCAGATTTACCAATTACAAAAGAATTAGAATTTGACGATGAAGAAAGCACGGAAGATAGATTGGTAGTATATTACCGCTAATGTCGGCTATGTGAACCAAAAGTATAGAATAACGGAGGCAGGTAAATAATTACGCCACTTTTTACGTGTTGTTTAATTATTTTGCGTATGTTTGCCAAACAAATAAAAACAAATGAAAAAAGTATGGGATTTTTACCACGATAGTAAGTTTGTTTACTCTTCGTTGGATTTGGTTGATATGAAAAGCTACGTTAAAGACTACTTGGGTAGTGAGTGGGAAAAGCGTGGCGAGCTTGCGGTTTGGGACAGAACGGTTGACGGTTTAAAAGAAACTTGCCGAATTAGCTTGCGCTCTTACAAGGGTTTAGCTCTTGTTGACCGAAAAAATTACTATTCAAACAAAAAAATTCGGCGAAAAGTTGACGCTGAATTAAAAAAGTTAGCATATTTGCAAGCACAAATAGGAACTAAACAAAAAGATGACGAACAAATAGTACGTGAAATGGCGGAGATTACAGAAGTAATAAACACCATAGACCCTACTTTTCTAAATAATGAAAACGAATATGACGCAGAAACAGAAAGAAAGAGTTGATAAAATATTGGAAGTTGTATCAATGGTAAACAACATACCAATTAGTGAGGTAACGCAAAAAGGCTCAAGGAACAAGTACGTAGTTCTTTCCAAAAAGGTTTGTATGTACTTGATTAAAAACGACCCTTGGTTAAGGAGAATGACTTTAGAGTCCGTCGGGGCTATTTTCCAAACAGACCACTCCAACACCATACACCACCTTCGTAGGTGTGAGGAAGCTATGACCCCTGATAGGATGGGGCGGTTCACAAGCAACCCGAATTTAAGAAAGGTAATACTTGACTGCCAAAAATTACTTGAGGTAATTCACGGCATAAAGCCAAGTAAACCAAAAACTGAAAACCTTTGGGCTTTAGTAAAGGGATTAGAAGAGCAAAGGGATTACATAGAAAACGAAATTCAATTAGCTAAAAACAAAATTAACGCTTTATACCAATGATAGTACCAAAAGGAAACTTAGTCTTAGTAGAAAAGATTGAAACAAAGAGCAAGATAGAACTTTCTCCAAGCGCAAAAGAACACACCCAAGAGGCTGTTGTTGTTCGGGTGGGGGATGCGGTCACTCAAGTCAAAGAAGGGGAGAAAGTCCTTCTTTCAAAGTCAAACAACATAGAGGTCAAAGAGGGGGGTAAAACCTATCAACTCGTTTACGAAAGCTCTATATTAGCGGCGTTATGATAGAACTTATTCATTTTGTGGCGGAGGAGCTAGGGCATCCCATAATCCAAGAGGACGCAGAAAGCATTTTGGATGACTTTTTGAGTGGAGATAATCGGGAATTATCCGATTAACAATGTAGATAATAACAGAAGTGAACAACCAAGAAACATACTCTTTTAGTAGATTAAGTACCATAGAAACTTGTCCTAAAAGTTTTGAATACAAGTATGTTTTAGGAGAGTCAGAAGAGGGTAATTGGTTTTCTGATTTGGGTAGTTTTGGGCATTTGCTTTTGGAGCTTTACGACAGGGGTAAAATAAAAAACTTAGGTTCTGTTTACCGAAAGTATTTAAGAAAAAGGGTTCAGTTACCCACGTTTACTTGGGCGCACAAATGGGAACAACAGTGCCAAGACTTTTTCGACACCTTCGATGGTTGGTCAACCGATGCCGTTTGGATAGAGAAGTACCTAAACTTTCCAATAGACGACTTCAACCTTCAAGGGTTCGTGGATAGGGCGAGTTACACCAAGAGGGGCTTTACAATAGTTGATTACAAGGTGGCTAACATTTTTAAGGGCGAAAAGCTCCGCCAAAAGGCACGACAACTTTACCTTTACGCTTACGGAACAAAACAAGAAATTGGAGAGTACCCAAGAGATTTAATCTTTTATCATTTCCGCCAAAAGACCCCCGTAATAATACCTTTTAAAGAAAAAGATATGATAGAGGCAGTTGATTGGGCAAAGAGAATGGTGGAGAAGATAAGAACCGAAAAAGAGTATAAACATAATTTTGATAAGTTTTTTTGCGAAAATATTTGTAGTTTCAGAAAAATTTGTACCTTTGGTGAACTATGATAAAAGATTTAATAGAAGAACTAATTGAACAAAAGGCAAACCCGTATCAAGCACTCGTTGTTTTATCGGTTATGCAAAATGACATTAGCGCGGCAAAAAACTTTTTGGAGTGTTACGAAGAATACTTAAATGACTTACCTCGATGAAAAATATAATCGCCCACATGAAGGCTGATAAATCTTTTTTTGTATTCGTTTTGTGTGTATTCATAGTGATTCCTCTTCTGCTTGTTTGGTTAGAACAATCGCAGGAGGGGGATGACTATATCCCACAATTATTAACCACAGGGTTGTTTGTCATATTGGCAATAGCAGCAATAATAAACCACATAAAATGGCTTTTTCGTCGGCGCTAATATTGTTTTTAATAGCGGGTGCTATGAACGGGTTAATGGATGTGTTAGCCCATCATTGGTACGGCTCTGTGTTTTTTAACATGAAAGGTTTTTGGTACAGGTTTTTTCACGAAGATAGTTGGAGAAACAAGTACGTAAACGGTTGGGATTTTGCGGCGAACAAGTACGTAAGAAACAATACACCAATAGCTTTCACGGACGGTTGGCACTTGGCTAAAAGCGTTATGCTTTGGTGCTTGAGTTTGGGTGCTGGGCTTAGTTTAATTTCGGGCTTTCCTTTTAACGACATTTGGACTCTTATTATTTGCGTCGTATTGTTTAGGGCATCTTTCGGCGCAGGGTTCGCGATTGTATATTACACTTTAAAAAATGGTAGGGGACAGTTTTAAAATATGTTGGGGTGGAGAAACCTATGATGTGGTAGTTTGGTACACAAGAACCGAAGAAAGGGGTGATTATTGGAATCCTAGCTTTAGTAGCATAGACTTGGAAATTGAAAGCATAAACGACGACACCGACCACCCACTAAAAAACGAGGGCGACTTCATAACTTTAGTTGAGGAAGAAATTGATTGGAGAGGACATTGAGAGCGCAAAAGGCTTGGAACGCGGTTGCAAACGCACAAGTAAGAGTCCATTAGATTGTTCGGAACATAACGACTGCGCTCTTTTAGAGTCTAACATTTATCGGATATGTGTAAAGAAAGCAGACAATAACGGAGTGCTTCTTAACCAAAACAACACTTAGCTATTTCTTTGTTTATCTTTGCACTAAATTAGTGCTTAAATGTCAGACAGGCTATTAGGTTTTCCTTCTCCCTTTAAAACCGCAAAAGAAAAAAAATCACCCAAGTACGGGTTAGAGTACGCTAAGGCTATTTGGAGTCGCGCACAACACGGGCGGTTCGACGCTTTCTATTCCCGCCAAAAGCGAATAATTGAAAACCGAGAGTGGGCTAGGGGTACACAATCAATAGACCACTTAAAAGACCTAGTTTCCACAGGGGGCGACCTATCGTACCTTTCTATGAATTGGAACGTAGCAAACCCAATCCCCAACTTAGTAAACACCTTTGTAAACAAAACCGTAGAAAGAGATTACGATGTGGTTGTGTCAGCCCTTGACAAAACAAGCAAGGGAGAGCTTGACAAAATTCGATTAGAAACCTACAATAAGGTTTTTATGAAAAAGAACAAGGCTCGATTGGAAGAGTTGGGTTTAAAGATTTCCGATTTGGAAGCCGTTGAGTCAGCGCCTGATAGTTTCGCGGATGCTGATTTTGATTTAGAGCTAAACGCCAAAACCGAGCTAGAAGAGTTTCTTGAAACGGGTATAAACTTCGTATTTAACAACAACGGAATAGAAGAAATAAAGGAAACGGTTGCGAGGGATATTTTTGAAAACGGTTACGGCTTTGTTCGCACTGGATTCGACCACAACCGAGACCCTTACATTCGGGCGGTTGACATAAAAAACTTCGGGTTCTCATATTGTAAGAAAAGAGATTTCAGCGATTGGGCTTATTTTTACGAAATTCTTGAAATGCCCCTTAGCCAACTTAGAATGCGTTTGGGGGATAAAGCGTTCACAGAGGATGAATGGTTCAACATCGCTAAGTCAAGCGCGGGTCAGTACGGAAACCAATCGTGGACTTACGGTTCTTATTACGGAGAAAGAAATTATGATTTTAGCGACTACGCTGATTTTAATATTTTGGCGATGGATTTTGTCTTTAAGACTGTCGACCAAAAAAGGTTCATAAAGAAGCAAACAAAGAAAGGTAACGGATATTACTACGAGGAAAGGGATTTAAAACAAGACCTTAAAAAGGAGCGCGGAATTGAGCGCGTAGATGATAAGAACATCGAAGTAATGTACGAAGGGCTTTGGATTGTCGGCACGCAGCACATTAGAGATTACAAGCTTTGCGAAAATATGCTTCGCCCGCGAGAGGACGGTATTTACTCAACAAGGATAGTTAGCCCGTTTGTTGGTTTTGCCACAGACCTTTTAGATATGGAAACTAAGTCTAAGGTGGAGCAAATGACTCCAATAGCGGAACAAATGATGTTGCTTGACCTAAAGACCCAACAGATTATCGCGCAATCAAGACCGTCGGGTTTGGCGATAGACGCTTACTCAATAGCTTCGGTTCAAGATGCTTTAGGAATAGATTACGACACAGAAGAGGCTATCGCGATGTACGACCAAAAGGGGTCTGTGTTCTATTCGTCTAAAGGAGAGGACGGCTCGCACCAAAACAATCGCCCAATAACCGAGTTGGCAAACGGCATACCCAACAACATTATAACGGTAATAGAATTGTACAACGCTGCTTTGGCAAAGCTTTATCAAGTGTCAGGGTTTAACCCAAGCGTTGATGGCACAAGTACGGACAAGGACGCTTTAGTTGGTGTTGAAAGGATGCGAGAGGCTGCCCACAACAACGCGGTGCGCCACCTAACAAGTGCTTACGCGAAAATCATAGGTTCTGCTGCTAGAAACTGCGGGTTGTTGGTTCAAGATGCTTTAGAGTTCTACGGTAAGCAAAAGGGTTGGGATTTTGCTATTGGAAACCTTCGGGTGGAGGGCTTGAAAGATTCGGCTAAGTACAACTACGCTGAAATGGGAATTACCATAAGGTTTAGA